CACTTATTGCAGCACCCCAACTAATAGGATAAGTAACTCCAACCTGTGTAATATTTGCCGAAATATCTATCACTAATCCACTCACAGAATTTACTACTGTTCCACCTGCTTCAACACTTGCTATAACAGTTCCGGATGCATCAACCTTTACCAATTTTGTAACTTGCAATGTACTGCCGTCACTAAGGTTGTAGGTAATATCTAAATCATATACCCCTGCACCGTTTCCTGTTGTATCGAAGTCGAAGTCTGCTGTTTCGGGAGTAGCGCTACTTCCTAAAGCTGTGTCAGTCCCACCACTCCAAAAAGTAACCACCCAATCGTATCCGTCAACTGTAACTAATGGAGGCGCCTGTAAAGATGTTGGGGCGATTTTAAAACCGACCGTCCAATCGTCACCTCCGTTGTTGGTGAAGTCGATTTGAGCTTTCCCTGCTGTATAATAATCTATAAGTGCAAATACTACCGCTAATAATCTATTGTCACTCGCCTTTGGAAGCCTATACACATCACCATTCTTAAGTCCGTCAGCAATTGCATCTGTTTGGTTTGCGTACTCTGGAACGCTAGAAATATTAAGTCCGCTAAAACTAGGGGTATTTGAAATTAAAATACTGTCAATACGTGACTTCAAATCGGAAAGAGTAAAGCCATATTCTTGAGCCTGAAACTCATTCCATGACGCAACTATTTTGTTTGAGCTATCAGTATAGTAGTAAACAAAAACTAATCTATCAGTAATAGAACATTTCAAGTCTGTTTTGTTGTATGTTCTTGTAAACTCTCCAGTTTCAATACTAACAACATTTGCGCTTACTTCTGCAATAGTATTATAATTTGCCATAGCTTAATAAATTAAATTTTGATTTCTAAAAAACAGTTCAATACGCCACCTTCTCCATTCTCAGCTAAAAATTTTGCAAGCAATAATTTTTTTAATCTTGTATTTGCCTCTGTAACTGACTTACCTAAACACTTTAATTCCTTTGCACAGCAATATGTATGACTAATGCACTTCTCAACTTTGTCAAGAAATACATTAGCAGGAGGAACCGTATTATTATTTTGTGGCATATTAAATTTTTTAGCAGCCTTTACATCCTGCTTGGCATTCTTTTAACAACTTATCAATTTCATCTTCACTTACGCAATCGCTATTTTGATTTAATGAAGCTTTTAAAACTTCAAACTTATTTTTCATTTTAAGAAGTCTATCAATTTCCTTATTACTGGTCTTGCTGCAGTTGTCAGCGCAATCCTTCTCAAATAATTTTTTAAGTTTTGAAATAATACAATCCTCTAGTTGTTGATACGGATCATCTGCTCCACCGCAACCATCAATAATAAATATCTTCTGGCCACATGAAAGCGTATTACCATCAGCTAAGTGTAAGATATACTCTAGTCTGTACTCTTTATTTTTTCTCCAGGCTTGACCTATTGTAAAATCAATTGCTTGTAAAAAAGTAAATGCTTGAGGATTGAAAGAAGGAATATACCCAAGGTCTGGAATATTACCTAAAAGAACATTAGAGCCATCGTAAAGCTTTACTTCTGTTTTTATGATATCAGAAAGTGAAGGATAGTTTGGAGTTCCGTAACCTGTAACATTTGTATCAGAGTCGTAAATTCCTGTAGTATCAGTTAACTTAATTTTTGATAAATCTGCGCAATCAACTTCTAGTTCAAAATTTATTTTAGCTGAAGGAAGATTATAGAATGTTTCTCCGCTTACATATACCTCTGTAATATTTATTGCACCTCCAGGTCTTACTTCATAAATTACTAACCCTTTAAGTTGACCAAGGCTTGTAATAATTGTAACTTTTGGATCTGCAACGTTGACTAATGGTGCGTTATTTTGAACATAGCTTGTTATATAGTGTCTAGAAACAAGCGTATCTAAAGCATCAACACTATTTGATATATTACAGTCTGCCGGAATATTATTTAGGTCCGTAGCAATATATGTTCCATTATAAAAGAATCCTGCAATTATTTGTGCATTAGAAACCGAGTCTATTTGACTTAAATCAAATTCTTCACATCCATTCTCTTCAAATAAAAGTTCTACTGGAATATTACCACTAGGAGATATTACTAAAAATTTAACCTTGTAATATTTTATTTGAGCAGTATAGTTGTTGTAAACATGTGTTGCAGCAGGAATAAAACAAAGATCAGCTAGTTGCTCTTCAACATCAGTATAGAAGTTTGCTGTACCAACAACGGGAGTAGGATTATTTTGTTGAAAAGCATTTTTTTCAACTCCATCATGGCCTATATATGTTATGCTTGTTAGGATTGCTCCATATACATCTATTAGCGAAGAGTATGTGTCAATAGGTAATAATACTACTCTAGTAAGGCAGTTCTTAAACCGTAGGTTTGAGGTTCCAGTAGTAATTAAACAGTTTTTAAAATCTGACATTTATTTAAACTCACCACCTACTCTTATTATTGACAAAATTAAAAATAGTTATTACAACTTTTACTTTTTCTTCAAAATATTTTTTCCGATCTCGTAAGGACTTATTGGTAAGCCTATTCCTTCCGCTCCAAACTTAATTGCTTCTTGTACTGCTTTGTCGTATTTCTCATTACTCAACTGCCCTATCACTCCCGCACCATCATTGATAACTTGCAATACAGGATAGTTAATATCATGCGCATATCTAGGATTTTCAGCCTTACTCCAAACTTCATCAAGAATAGGTGCTAGTATTGGGAAGTTTTGATAACTATTGCTGATTAAAGATTTAAATGCTTTCTTCTTTAATTTATCTTCATCGTCCCCGGCCTGTGCATACTTTAAACTATCTACTGCTGCTACCATTAAAGCGTTCATTACAAAAATATTCATAACGCTTTTGCCTACTTTCACTTTGTTTTCTAGCGAAGGATTGTTTGCTTGTTCGATAACATTCCCCATGAAGCTATTAAAGTTGGAGAATGATTGCCCAGAGAACAATGTAAGTCCTTTTACTAGCACACTTGCATCTTTAGTAATGTGTGCTCTATTTACATCATCCATAGAAGATTGAGATTCTACAACCGCTCTGCCATAAATATCACTAACTGCATCCCAATATTCATTTGAGCCTACTGTATATGGCATTTCTGCTTCCACTTGTTTCTTTGCTGCCACCCAATACATAGCGGAAACTGCCTTATCTGCTGAAATAATGTTTTGTGTGAATCTGCTGAATGGAATTTTTATATTCTTTCCCATTACTACAGTTTCAAAGTCTGATAACCCGGACTTGATAATAGAGTCAAAGTAGTGTTGACTTCCTTGTAGTCTTCTTCTAGCTGTTGCGCTGTGCTCCATCATTTCATCCATTACTGCATCATTCTTTAGCTCTTTGTAAGGATTAAAACTTTGAATAACTCCCTTAGAGTTTTTAGCCAAAACATCAATGCTGCTGTACAAATATTTTGCAGGGATAACAGTATTAGAAACAAAAATAGAAGAGTATTGTTTGAGTGTAACAAACGGGTTCAGCCCTAATCTTGAAATAACAAACCCTCCTAAAAGGCGCTTACCTACTTCTCCTAGCTTATCTTCGCTTGGATCTTCAAACTCCTTCTTGAATTTATTATACCACTCCACGTATTTATGCATGTCATTTGCTCTAAAGAAATTATCGTTTTGAGCAACATAAACATCTAGGTTTCTTAATGGTGTTGAAAATGAAGCATACCTAGTATTTGCATCAATATAGTTGTTCATTACTTGAAGTGCATCTACTACTAGGTAGTTTGCATTTTGTTGTGGATTTCTATATTTCGCACTTCTCAAATCATCCACAAATTTATTTGCTTTCAAATAATCTGCATAAGACTTAATTCCTTTACCATGGATCAACGGGTAATAGAATCCATCTGCTTTTCTAAGTTCTACTCCCGTATCTTGTTTGTGAGTTTCATTTACATACTCAAATAAGAACTCATTTGCTTTTATCCAACCATCTATATCAGTGCTGTACTCTGGTGTGCTAAATTTAGTTTCCAAATCTTGGTAATCATTTTCTGTTACCTCAATTTTAAAGTCCGGACGAATTTGTTTATTCGATTTATCGCGATACTCTTTCAATTCAAATATGCCATTACCTTCCTTAAAGAATCTTGCTCTTACTATAGCATTTCTTAAAGTCAAATAAATATGCAATAATTCTCCCTCAGAAATCTTTGTCTTATTCCCTTTGTAATTTTCGAAGTGATCGCCAATGTCTTCAGTAGCGGACTTTGCAATATCCTTCGTAATGAAATTTGACTTAGTGGAAAGACTATGGCTTAACTCGTCTATGAAGTGTTTAGCAGTTTCCCCCATTACAAACTGCTTATCTTGTGCTACATCAAGCGCTTTACTTAGTTTGTAAAGAATAGAGTTCTCTCCACCGCCAAGGAGTTTCGCCCAGGTCGGCAAGCTTGATACTGCTAAAGCATATTTTTGTAACACATTAGAAATCCACTCTCCATATTTGTTTTTAGGGAGCACACTCATAATAGCGTTACGAGCCTTTATCAGTTCATTTTGAGATTCAGCTTTAAACTCTGCTTTGCTGTACATTGTATTTTCATCTACAACTAAAGCATCTTCGATATTTTTTAGGTGCTCGTACTGTATGTGATACTCCGTAAGTCTATTTAGCAAAGAGGAAGAAAGAGGGGCCAGCGTAGTACCATTTTTAAGGTGCTCATAAATATCATCCAATACTGGTTGCATGGAAGCGCTGCCTAATTCATTTCTCATACGCTCCAACTCTTCTACAAAAGCAAATCTCTTTTCGGTACCATCAGCGTTCATAGCTTTGTACTGCAGAATATTGTTCATGTATTCGGCCAAGTAGTCTGCAACCGCCACACTATTGTTTACTCTTCCGGTAAGTGCGCCTATTCTTCCTTTGATTCTATTTTTCAATTTTACTAACTCTAAAGGAAAACTAAGAGTAGTAATAGCATCTTTCTTAATTCCTTGCAACTCTGGAGTAGTGGCAATATTATCAATTAATGGCTTTGTTGTTTGTACAATAGCAAATAAAGGTTGTCCTTTTTCTCCACTTGCTTTGTCAAGATTTTCAAAGTATTCTCCTTTCATCAAAGAGTTAGAGCTAGCGTTAATCAATTCAGCCAAGGTCATTGACTGTATATTATCAGCATCTTTAATGCCTAGCTTATCTTTGAACCACTCTTTAACGCGCTCAATAAATCTGCTTACGATTCCCGTTGTTGCCTTATCCCACTTAGCAAGGTTTACTGGAGCCTGGATATACGCCCACAACTCGTCTTTCAATCTCTCTGTATATGCTTCCTCACTTTCATTTGCTCCCTTTTTGTAAACATCACTACTCAAATCTACTTTCACTCCATCAAGCATCACAACTCTATTACCTTTCTTTATTTGAGAAATTACATCAGAAAATAAAACATCAAATCTTCTTAAAATACTTTTTGCTTTAGAATCGCCATTTTTAGCAGCAATTTTTATAACTGCTTGTTGGATATGCGTAAGTTCGTGAAACGCTGCATTTGCGCTTAATGCTTCTGGATTGAGGTATATTTTACCATCACTTACAAGTCCTAATACTTTTCCACTAGGACTAGATAGAAGTTCAACTCCCTGTTCTTTCAATTTACTTGCAAACTCATTCCCCTTGGCAAATAGTTTAGTGCCTAAAGTTTTATCGAAGAAGTCAATAATTGCTCGGACCTTCTTTGTTTCATTAGTAGTTTGCTCTCCTACTGCAAAACGGGTACTTTCATCACTTAAATCTAACTCGTCTTGTATAGAGTTCTTAAAATCTTCTGCATCTTGTTTTGAAGTAAAAAGTATGCTCCCGGTTTTTCTATTCCAATTTCCTTCATAATTATCAATCATTGGCTGAACTATATCAGTATAGATTTTTCTATCAAGTTGCTTATTTATTTTTACTAAATAAATTGGCTCCTTCGTTCTGGTGTTCTCCCCTTCTACCAAAGATATTTCTTTGCTAGTATCATGCATCGGATAGGAAAGTTCGCCATCTACTTCTGTGCCTGTGCTTCCATCGCCTGGATTAGCATTTTCTTCAACAGCGGGAGGATTCAAAATTAATCCTATCTCTGCTTGTCTTTTAATAAGCGCGTCTAACTCTTCTCCTTTATTCCAAGTTTCATTTGCTAGTTCAGCATATTTCTTCAAGTTTACCTCGCTTCTTTCTAAATCCTTTTTACGCTCTTCTAATTGATTACTCAATTTTGCTAAAGAGTTTGCAATAGCGACTCCTTGAGAAGTTGGATCAACTGAAGATGTTACACTATATCCTAGTTCTCCTTTTAATCTAAGTTCAACCTCAAACGTATTCTTAAATAAATTTGTATCTTCTTGTTTTACAACTGTACCATACAGTTCTAATCCATTAACAGTGCCTACTAATTGGCTATGACCTACTGGTCTAAGTAGTATTTTGTTTTTCTCTGCAATAATTAACTCGCCTAGATTTTTAGTATTTTCTGGTATTGCTCCATTTATTTTTGCTTCTACTACAGGGCGGCCTGTTTCTGTTACTCCTGCCTTTTCAATCTTTTTTACATCAGCTTCTCTCTTTACTAACTCATTTTTGATATTAGGGATGTTGGCAGAAATTTTATCTCTTTTATTTTCAGCTTCATAAATATCGCTTTCAAAATTACGTTTTTGTCTTTTTAGTTTTTCGGCTTTGCTCTTTACGTTCTCCTGTTCGATAAGAAGAGGATTTCCACTAAGTCTAGCAACCATAGCAGTAGCATTCATATCTTCTCCATCTTCTTCCTCTATACTTCTTTCTCCTTCTAATAATGCTCCACTTTTTACTTGGTCAATGAATTTTTGTTTAGTAGCAATTAGTTGGTATTTATAGGCATCAAGCGTAAGTTCAGTTCCATAATTATAAATAGCGACTTCTGCATTTTCGTTCCCTTGTCTTATCCCTCTACCATTTCTTTGCTCCATTGCAGCAGGATTCCATTTAGCATCTATATGGTGCATGGCTACAATCTTTGCTTGGGCATTTACTCCTGTTCCTAGCTTTTGAGTAGAGCCAATTACAACTCGGATATTACCCATATTCACTGAATCAAATAATTCCTTTTTTTGAGTTTTTGTTTTATAGGAATGTATGAATACTATTTGTTCAGCAGGAATGCCTTTATTAATTAATTTTTTCTTTACTTCATCATAAACATTGAATTGCCCCTCACTCTCTTTTGCATCTTTAATTAGTTGGTCAATTATTTCGGAATCATATTCTAGTACAGTAAATAACTTTTCTCTAATCTCTGCTAGTGGTTTTGTTTTTGCTTCTGCTTCTCCAAATATAGCTACAATTTCATCATCTGGGATATTGAGTTCATCCTCCATATATCCTTTCAAATCCTCTACTGTATTCCCCGCCTTTGGCGTTCCTGTATCACAAAATATTAATTGAGTGCCCTTTATGTCAGAACTATCAAAATATTCTTTAGCTACAACCTTTGCAAGTTCACTTAGCTTTCCAGTAGGATTATCTTCGGCATTTTTATCTATCAAGCGCATATCAATACTTAGCTTATTACTAAGGTTTGTAACCATTAGCATAGCTGCAGTTTGTTGAGCATCCGTTAAATCTCCCTTGCCTATTAAATGCCCATCTCTATTTTTGTGTTCTTGTTGTGCAAATTCAATAAGGCGATTAGTCCACTCTTGCTGATAAGGACTTTGAACTGATAATACAAGTTGTGGTGAATTTTGTTTTACTCCATTTTCATCTACCCATGCTCTTATTTTTGGTTTAGGTAGTACAAGGTTAGAGTCATTTCTTAAATCTGTTATCTCACTATAAAGCATAGATAACTCTGGTACATTTATAAATCTTCTAAATCTTGTATTTTGCTTGAATGATCCTGTTACTGAAAACTCTAAACTATTACTTTGTTCAGCAAATTGTTTTACCCAAGCATCAAAAGAAACATATCCAAGTTCCTGCATTTTACCTGGTCGAAGGTATTTAAATAATAAATACATTTCGACTAATGAATTACTAATAGGTGTTCCAGAAAGAAATGTAACTCCCTTATCTCCACCATGAAGTTTCTGTAAGGTTCGAATTGCGGTAAGTAAATTAAACGCGCGTTTGCTTCCTTTTGCATTGCCAAGTCCTGCTACTTTATTTATTCTAGTAGAGTATTCCAAGTTTTTAAACATTTGGCTTTCATCTACAAATAGTTTATCAATACCAATTTTCTTAAAATCTAATATTCCTTCGTCTTTAGGAATATTTATAAGTTCTGATAACTTAGCTTCTAGTGTTTTTTTGCGTTGTTCTAATCCTGTTAATACTCTTTTGCTTGCTCCTTGACCACTTTCTCGCTCCATTGCATAAATCTCATCATCTAAAACAGCAATTTCACTATTAAGTGTTTCAATCAACATTTCTGAATCTTGTGGTATAGATCCAAATTGCTCATGACTCATAATGATTAAGTCCCAATCATTATTTTGGATTTTAGAAAGAAACATTTTGCGCTTCTTTGCAGTAAAATCTGTTTCACTTGGTACAAGTATTTTAGCATTTGGGAATGCCTTTCTTGCATCTGCTTCTAAGTGAGATATAGTGCTTTTTAATCCAGTAATGGTTGGCTTATTTACTAATCCTAGCTGCTTCATTTTTATAGCAGTAGTAATCATTACATAGGTTTTTCCTGCCCCTACAATATGGTCTATAATTCCTCCCATATTGGCAATAAGCATTGCATCTGCATCTAATTGATGTTGTCTTAAAGAAACATTGTTTAGTCCATCAAATGTCAAATTTGAGCCATTGTATTTTCTTTTTACAGTGGTATTAAATTTTGCATTATAAATTGCGCCAAGCTGTGCTCTTCTATCGGCATCTTTCCAAATCCAATTTTTAAATGCTTCTATTATTTCGTCTTGTTTTACTTGCGCCTTTTCTGTTTCAATTTTATTAGTAACATATTTATCTGGATCAACTGAAACCTTATCTCTAATTACAGGAGATTGACCTTGTAGTGCTTTCTCTATTAAATTAAAAGCATTTATTCTATTGGTCCCATATTTTGAATTTGCTTCTACAGTAATATTACCATCTACTGAATAGGAATCTCCAGTAGTAGTATAGATTACATTTGACTTGGTATTTAATAATTCATCCGTAAATTGCTGATAAATTTTAGGAGAAACCCATCTTGCGCCTAAATTCACATCAATTTTTCCTGCTGGAACATCTTCTGGGAGAACTTTATTTAATTCTTCAATGTTCTTTTTATAAATTGGATTTGTTTCAGCTAATGTTATTGCTTCAGCTAGTTTCTTTTTTACATTTCCACTTAGATATTCTTCTCTCGAAACTACTTTATTATCACTATCATAAAAAACAATTCCATAATTATCATTAACCATTGAATCTACATCAGTATTCAATAATGAAGCGACTCTTTCAGCATGGATATAGCCACTTTCATTTATGGAAATTGAAATCGCATCTTCAATATTTTTAGCTTCTGTTATAATTTTCTTTCCTTGTATAACTCTTTTTCTAAAAATGTCTGCTTTAGAAATTGCCTTTGTTTCCTTGTCTTTATTCTCTAAAGATAAAATATTGAATCCATTTACATCCTTATTTATAAGTGAACTATTCTTTTCTAATGTTCCATATTTTGATTTAAACCCATCGTATGCTTTGTTTAAGAGCCTTCTATTCTCTTCTATTTGTAGTGTTGAAGCAATTCCTTCTGATTCTAATTCATATTGTATTTGTAGCGTATCTCTAAGGAGTATGAAGGCATTTACTTTACGAATAGAATGAGTTTTAGCAAGCTCTTCTTTCTCTTCTGTCCCTATTTTTTTATATGCTTTTCCATCAAGATCAATAAATAACTCTCCATTATTTACTGTGGATATTTTACTGCTAATAACTGGTTCATCACTTTTTATTTTTTCGTGTGACTGCTGTTTTACATAAATATTTCTTGGGAAATCATTTCTAATTATTTTAGAAATTTCCTCTGCAATATCCACTCCCTTTTTTGCAGTAAGAGTCATTTGGTTTTCATTGAACTGCCCGCCTGCCTGGAACTCTCCGATAGCATGGCTAGGGTTTTTTATAAAGTATTCATTTATATTAATAAGTTTTTCTGCTCCAGAATCTTTATGTTTTACTTTCAATGATTCTGTATTAATAAATGAATTTCTTTGTACTGGATTTTTTGTCTTTCTAAGAAAGATAATATCAGCTACTACTTGTGTATTAGCACTATCTACAAAGGCGCTACTAGGCATTCTAATTGCTCCTATAAATTCAGCATTGTCATTTATATATTGGCGAATAGTTACATTGCTATTACTATCTAAAACGCCTGCACTTGTTACCAACGCAATCAGTCCTCCATCTTTTGCCTGTTGTATTGATTTTGCAAAAAAGTAGTTATGAATTTTACTTGAAATAGATTTTAAAATAGGAGATGTAAATGATTTGTCGAATACTCCATAAGTCCCAAAAGGAACATTACTAATAACTAAGTCATAATAGTTGTTAGGTAAATCAGCATTCTCTAGTCCAGATATAGTAGTAGAAGACTTTGGATAAAGTAAACGCAAGATATTTCCAGTTAATGGATCGAGTTCTACGGATGATAGTTGTGAATTAGATTGTAATTCTAATGGCATAGCACCAAAGAAATTACCTATTCCTGCACTTGGCTCTAGTATTTTACCACCATCAAACCCAAAACTTTCTATTGCGCTATAAATAGAACGAATAACTGGAGTAGGAGTAAAGTGTGCATTTTGTGTTGAGCCTTTTATGCCTGCCATTACATTTTTAATGCCCTGCTCCTCTAATGCTGAAACTATTTCTTTTAGTTCTATGTATTGTGGTCTTAATTGCTCATCAGCATCAGTCCATTTGGTATTCTCGCTATTTAAAACAACTTTTAACCCTCCCCAACCTACATACTTCGAAAGTATTTTTTGCTCTTCTTCTGTTGCACTTCTTTTTTCTTTGAGTATTAGAGAAAGAGTTTTTAAGGCATTTATATTATCTGAAAATTTCCTCTTAGGATTAAATGTTTCTCTTTCTTTTGAATCTTCTATTACAAAGTTTTTAGCAGTTTCATCTGCTATGAAAATAGGAACTCCCTTGCGACTTCTTCCGCTCCGCTCGGAGGATACCCCATTGTCTTGAATTTCTCCACGTTTGCTAGATACTTGTTCTGTTCCTCTATTGCCTTCTCCTCCAGTTTCCCGGTTGCTGTCAACTCCTTGAAATAAGTCTTGTTGTTGTCCTTCTGATACTGGATCCAACTTTCCCCCACCCACATCAGTTCTTTCGGTAGTTCCGCTAGATATTTCTGATACTCCTGTTCGGTCATTCGTTCCATTGTTTTCGTTTTTATTGTTATCTAAGTTAGTAGTATTTAATTCAAAATCCAATACCTCGTCTTCCGTATTAAATTTCTTTCTTAATTCTTTATCGGTAATTCTACCTCTGGTAGCATTGTAGGCATCTTTTACAAAAGGAAGAAGTTCTTTAGCAGCTTCGCCAAACTTTTTCAGCATGTCTTCCGAAATCTCGGCAAGTGTATAGATTCCCTTTTTGGTATAAGCAGAAACAAGTTTTATTCCTATTTCAAATGCTTTTGCATTATTGCTGCCATCTTTCCCATCAAACTTTTTAATAGCGCCTATGGCATCTGCAAGGTCTTCCCATAGTCCAGCAATTTCATCATCTAGTTCTTCGGTTTTAGATTTTTCGACTGTGCTTTCTTGTTCTTGTTCTTTTGTAGCATTGTCGTTGCTTTCGCGCTCATTAGTAGCGTTTTTAGTTCTTGTGCTGCTTTCTTCATCTTTTATAAGTCTTTGTTGTAAATTAAGTAAATCCTCTTTTGAGAAAGATAGGAACTCTCCAAAGTAATTATCAAGCATGGCATCTTCAATGTCTGCTAAAAGTCTTACCTTATCTAAACTCCCATCTTTATTAGTGTACTTTTCTTCAACTAACTGGTCAAGCATTTCGGAATTATCATCTATTGCTTTATCCATTTCAATTAGTTCTTCAACTTGTGGCTCCGTAAATTCATTTTCTTCAAGTGAAAGTTCATAAGGTATAGAAAATCTATAACTTGCACCACCTCTTAAAGCAATAATATCTACAAACCCTGCTTTTCTCCATTCGGCAATTTTCTCGAGCACATTAAATGCGGCCTTGCTATCTCTCTTACCTTTTTCGATATGAGTTAGTCCTCTCTGTAATTCTTCAGTAGAAAGTCCAAAGTCTGGCCTTGGCGCATATCCATCATTTTTACTTTGAATAGCGTGTGCCTTAATAAATGCTTTTGCATCTTCTAGACTTAATCCTGCTACTAATTGCTCCGTATTTTGTTGAAGAAGTTTTTTAGATTCGGCAAGATTGGAGATTGCGTCCGTTGCGGGTTTAATCTCGTTACTCGGTCCATTATTCTGCTCATTGCCTTGTCGCTTACTTGTGGCGCTATCTGTTTTATTACTGCTTGCATCTTGTCCTTCCCTAGTTCCTTGTTTACCTTCCAGAGATAATCCAAGGCTGTGGAGAATTGCTGCTTCCTCTGCTCCTTCGGGGCTTTCAGTAATGCCACCATTGACTGATTCTGATTCATTTTTTAGCTGATTTTTGTTAGCTGAAATTTTACCTTCTACTTTTGGGAGGTCTAGCGCATTTTCTTGATTGCTTTTTTGTCCGCTTTCCGGTCCATCTTGCTGTCCTCTTTGTACTTCTTGTCGCTTCTCTTGTCCGATTTGCTCATTTCGTAAGGTTTCTTTTTGATTGTCTTGCCCATTGTTTTGGTTTTTATTGGTTAAAAAAATATTGTTTTTAAAATTCTCTGCATGATACTTTGTTGGTGCCGCATTTACTTTATCTATCTCCGCTAAATTACCTTTGGCGCGAAGCTTTTTAACGTGCTCTTTCAAATCTATATAGGTTTGCTCTGGCATCTTAGCGCCATTCTCATCTATACGACTTCCATTCGCAAATCCGCTCGGCATTTTAGATTCCCATTTCTTAGGATTTTCTATAATGTCCTTCATGGCCTTTGCAGTTTGCTCTCCAAACTTAGCTACTCTTGGGATTGCTTTTGTTTCCTCTGAAATAGGATTGCTTTCTAAATACTTGTTGTATTCAATAGCATGGTCCTTCGCTCTTTTTTGTATCTCTGCATCTTGCTCTGCAGCCGGCATGTTGGATATTCCTTCTGTAATTCTTGATAAGGCTTGCCCTTCACTTTCATTGGCATCATACTTAGGTACAAAATCACTCTTTATACTAGCGCTTTGTTGTACTTGGTTTGTTTCTTTGGTAGAACCTGGGGCGATACTTTCTTTTGCAGTATTTACAATAAATCCAACTGGAGTGTTCTCGTCAATGCTTTTAAATGCTTGCTTGATATTCGTTCCACTTCCCTTTGCTCCAATCTCTTGAAGGTAAGATTTTATAACATCACGTTTTCTAGTAGCTTTCCAATACTCGCCATAAAGTCCGCTTGCTTCACTCTTTAGTGCTCCCTTCTGGAAATCATCAATATTCTCGTCATTATCAATATTTGATAAAGCAGTTTCTAAATCTTTAGCTTTAAACTTTTGCTCAAAATTATTAATGGCATTATCATAAAGAGGAAGAACATTAGCAGTAAGATCGTATGCTTCGTATCTAGTTTTAGCATCTAGTTTATTATCATCAATAGTTTTCCATCTATCAGCTACATCATAGATTTGTTGCGCTTTTTGGAGCATAACATTCCCGGTAGCTTCATCCATTTTGCCACTCGCTACATTTAACTTTACTAGCTTATTGATTCTATTGATTGCACTTTCGCCTTTATCATTTCTTACATTATCATCAATGAACCCAAATAATGTTTGCTGTAAAGCCTCTGGGTTTTGGTGAATTGCTATGTGCGAACCTGCACCTAGAATACCGCCTAAAACCCCATTATTAACCTGACTAACAACAGCTTTTTTAGTAATTCCATAACCACCAATGCTTATCCCGCCAAACTGTTTATTCGGATCATCTGTAATAAATTCTGTTCCAAACTTTCCTTCTCCAACATTTGAGTTTCCTGCATATAACTTATCATAGATCTGTTCTGCTCCTTGTTGAAGTGCATCCTGAAACATTTCTTGCGACATTTCAGGTAATGCTCCTTTTACTGCTTCCGGTGCAAGTTCTTTTAATTTTCTAAGATAACCTACCGATGTTTCTTTGGCTAGCTTTCCAAATTCTTGTTCTGATAATTCTCCAAGCTCTCCCTTTGCAGCTTTCTGTAAGGTTTCAATTATTGTTTCATTTCTTAGCTTGCTGATAACCTGTTTTGTTTCGACTGCTGCTAACTTGCCAAATAAGTTTTTGACTAAGTACGGCTGAACACCTCCAATTTCTTCGGTTGCACCAAGTATAGGTGCAAGAAGAAGTGAAAACCTTGCAGCATCTTTCTTGTTTAATCCGGCCTTTTCTGCTGATTCGTAAACAGAAGGAAAATTCATTAATGTGTTGACCGCTAGTCTTCTCCACGGGCTCCCTCCGCCTATTGCCATAGCCAATCCTACTTGCCCTAATCCATTCCCTAGTCCATTAGACAGTGAACGTAAATTGGTAAGGCTCATTGAGCCATCTTCATTCAGCTCAATAATTCCTTTGTTGTAGTCTGGAGATATAGTGTACTTGAAGTTTTTATCAATAGCAGAGGTTGCAGATTTCATTAAATCACTAAATCCATCTGATTGAACTGTTAAGTCATTCACACTTTTACTTATCATTGGTATTGACTTAACCATATCAACTGCAGCATTCAGTCCACTTCCAAAGAAGTCCATTACTGCAGATTGCCCCTTTAGTACATTATTATCTTCATTCCCAATAACTTTAGGGTTAGCAATTTCTACTTGAGGATTCACACCAGATAAAAACTTGCTTATTTGGTCTTGTGAGTAGCCTTTTTCTAAGGCTGTTTTTATAAATAAGCTATTTTTATCATTCCCCATCTTCTTGCATTATATATATTTGGTTATGTAAATCTTGCAACTCTCCAAAAGCATCACCAGTATAGTTTGACATATTATCATTCTTCATTATAGAGGAATATTTATTAAAATCCTCTACTCCTGTGAATATGTTATTCTTTAATGGAACAAGAACATTTGTTGTATGTACTCCATCGTTGTAGTTAAATGGTCTTATGTTGAAACTATAATCTCTTGTTGATAGCGGAGGAAGATTAGTATTTGCAACAAACCCATTTTCTTCTTCAAATAATTTGCCATTATATTTTGCTCGCTCACCCCCTTTTTCATCAATTTTTACAGTAATCATTCGCATTGGAATTTTTACTCCATTTGCATCTTGTTTAATATAAATGTGATTATCGTATGGCATTGCACTCATAAAGCTTGCATCTGGCACATTTGATAGATCAATTTTGCCGCCTGTAACACTACTTAGATTCATGTTTTTTAACTGCAACATGCTCTGTGGCTTTAGCATTCCATCTTTATCTACATCAAACCCAGCTAAAGAAAGTGTATGCTCATTGTTTTTAGCATCTAATGTAATGTAGGGTATTCCTAGTGGCTTTCCTGTTCCGTTATCAATAGGCTTGCCATTCTCATCTACAAATGGTTGAACTCCATCTATTTTTACATTCCCTTTTTGTATTTCAGTAAGTCTATTTTTGAGTTCCGATAATGCTGCAACTTCTGCATTATTCTTTCTAGTAGAAGATTTTAGATTTTCAATCCTCGCATAATCTACTGGACTCATTTGATCGTGTAAGAATTGATATGGTGCGGCTCCAGATTGTAGTTGTTGTCTGTATATTTCCGCATGGTGTCTTGCTGCTTGCTGTCTGTCATTTAAAGGTAAGTCCTTGAATTGTTGGAAAGCATCATTATAAACATCATTTATAGTTGCACTTTTAGGCTTATATTTATCTTCAAAAGCATATCTTTTAGAGATAGTGCTATTGTACTCTGGAAGTTTAAATGCTCCATTATAGTTAAGTTGGTCTATTTCCCCATTCTTATACTTTTTGAATTGTTGGTCAAATGTAATAGGAGTACCATCTTCATTCATACCGGACCATCTTTCTTGAAGTCCTGCTTGCTGGTCTGCTAACCACTTATTAGTTTGATATGCATTTGCTATTTCTCTTTGAGTAACATCGTTATTTACTAAGTTCTTTTTGTACTCTTTTAAAACACGATCTCCTCCCGAAAGAATCCATTTCTTTACATCTCCATTAGATTCTAAAATCCCTTTTGTAATATTAGTACGGAGGTCTGCATCTATTTTTTTGATTCTATCTAATCCCTCTGGCAATACTTTTAGGTTATTAATAGTATCAAGATATTTAGAAACGCCATCGGCTGCTGCTTGCTGTTTTGCAACATCATTTTCTAGTATAGCATTTTGTTGTTGAACTAGATTAAGTTCTCGAAGTTTTTCTTGTTTTAGTGCATCAAAGTTTTTGCGCCCTGCGAGAGCACCCAAGAAACCCCAATCTAAAGTTCCTCCTCCAAAATTAGCACCTGTACCTTCTCCGAACATTTATAGTTTATTTTAAAATGGCAAATCATCGTCTGCTACTGGCTGTGTGCTAGTTTCTGTATATGCACTTGAACTAGGCGCTTGAGCATCAGCAGGCTTTTCTTCTTGTACCATACCATCATACTTCCAAACTTTAATATCAGTGTACCACTTTCCATTGTGCTCTCTACTTTCAATATTGATATGAGCCACTAATGATTGTCCTTCTTTAAAGCTTTTTGAAACCTTATCTCCCCAGAATGAAAGACAAATCTTTTTAGGATATTGCCCCTCTGTTTCTAAGATTACATCTTGTTTCGCCCAATCTCCATTTTTGCCACTCCCGGTTTGTGTTGGAAGAACTGCAAATATTTTACCGCTAACTTTTAAATCGTCTGCCACGCTTTTTATTTTTATACAAAATTAAAATTTATAACAACAATATTTATGATTTTGCAAACAAAGTTTTCAATGCTTGCAATTGCTCTGGAGTAAAGGTAGAAATATCAACTCCTGCTTTAGTTCCATCCCCTATGCTTTTATTAGAAGAAACTGCAGAACGTTTCCAATAATCTGGATTACTCATGTTTTCTTTTTGTGCTTTCAAAATATCATTCTCATACTGTTGCTTCTCTAACTGCATATTTTGAAGCTTTTCTACTTGACTACCCTTTCCATAGAATCTATTATAATCCGTTCTATTTTCTATGTTTGCGAGCGCATCAGAAGCTAATTGCATCCCTGCTTGTTTAGTCATGGCAAGTTGATTTCTATTTTCGTCAAAAATAGACTTTCTATATTGTTCATCACGAGCCAACCAACCGCCATAGTTTGCATTATTGGCATTTTGTGCACTTCTATCCGCTACTGCCATATCCACTCCTGCTCTATATCTGTTTGCATTTGCTCTCCCTAAGTTCCCAAGTACGGTCCCTGCGTTCCCGTTTGCAAGGTTATAGATATTTGCTGTATCATATTGATAGGTTCTATCAGCAGTATCTAGGTATTGTGCTTTTTGTTCTGGAGTTAAACCCATGTTAGACATGAATTTTAACTTTCCCATATACTCGTTCCAATTATCAGATATTTGCCATTGAGGAAGTTTTTGAGTAGCAGCCTGCATCCCAAGTCCTAACTTTATAGCATCCCCAGCATATCCTAGTGCATTGTAAATTTCATCATTATTAGTTTTCTCCGCAGGAGTATTAATAGTTTTTGCAGAAGGCATATTAAGTCCTTTAGAAACTCCATTTACATCAAGCATTGAAGGATCAACAACCTTTGTTTCCGGGACTACTGGAAGCGCACCTCCTGTTGCAGTAGTAGTAGTAGTCTTTTGTGAATTTCTTGAACTATAAGCAGTAAGTTTTGCACCTTTTTTTATAGGATCTTCGCCCTCTCCATTCCATGTTATTGTAGGAATTTCATCATTGCTAGATTTGTTTTGATTTGCAATAAATGGAGAATTAGCAAGGTAGTCACCTTTTACTATATGCTCAACTCCAAGTCCTTTCCAAACAACATCTGGATTAGTAGAAGAAGATTTTTTCATTCTTTCTAAATCTCCCTTCTTTAATTCCTCTTCTATTGCAGATAATTTTTTTGCATCTAAGTCAACTGGCCTTAAATTTGCATCAAACTTCATTCCGTGTCTATTTGCATAAACAGCTTTGGCTCTTCTTCTTAAAACTGTTTTATATCCTTCCGGATCCTTGATAGGATCGCCATAATCTACAACCACATCTTTTGCTCCCTTTAATTTATTTACTCCTGCTTCAAATACATCTGCTCTGGTTGGATCTAAAGCTTGTTTTAAAAATGTAAAAGGGGAATATCTAGGATTCAAATAGTGCCACTCGTTAAAATCTACTTTTCTTTTCTTTAATTCATCTTCAATAGCAGTAAATTTGGCATAATCTTGTTTACCAAAATCTTTTCCTTCGGTTTCGGCTAAGTACAGTTTTTTTAATTCATCATTAGAAAGATTCTCATAACCACCTCCTTCAAAGTGCTTTTCTCCTTCAATAGCTTCTCCATGTTTTGCCATTTGATTCTTAACTAATTTGAAAACAATATCCTTTTGATTCTTTCCTACTGCTTTTTCCAATGCTTCAACATTTTTCTTGCTGAATACAATCATTTCATCTTTAGCTACACGTACTCCCGTATCTTTTCCGCTAGTAGTATCTACTAAGGCAATATCATCATCCCCTTTCCCACCTTCTACCATTACAGAGCCACCTTTTTTATATCCAAAGTTTGTTTGACCTGCTCCAAGTCCAATCATGTTACCTCCATTATTGAAGTCCCCAGGATATGTAGTATTATTGTTTTCATCTGTTGACCACCAATTCCAGTTTGGATTTTTACCTTTTACTAAGGCATTTCCTTCATTATCAGTTTTAGTCCCTAATGTATTCTCTTGAAAAGCTAAACTTGTAGTAGGCTTTTCATCATTAAGAGCAACTTGCGTACTAGGCGCAACTGGATTGCTTTGAGTTTTTTGTGATGCACTAATACCCGATTTTATTCCACTACCAACCATTCCACCTAATGCAGTAAGCCACCCCGTATTGCTTTGTACTGACTCTGGGGCCTGTGCCTTTGCTTGTGCAAACTGTAATCCATTTTTGTCTAAAGCAAATAGGAAAGGACTCTCTACGCTATTTACATAATTTGCCCCTGCTTCTTTTGCTCTTTTTTCTCTTCCTCTAGCAACAGATAATATAATATTTGCCAAAGGATCAAGTGAACCAATAGCCTCAAATGCTTTTTTGGTTTTTGTTTTTGAATCTTTTGCGTCAACCGCATCATCTATTATTCCTGCTGTTGTATGATGTGGGGCAAATATTGTAGCAAATCCATCCCCAACCTCTGTGTTAGTAGATTTTAACCCCCCATACGCTCCTTTCCCTATCCCCATCCACATAGAAGCTTGACCTCCCATCCCGCCAAATACTCCAGTCATAGCATCCGAAGTGCCTTGCTCTACACCATTTGCCTTACCTCTATTCATGCCCGTTTCTCCAGTACCATATTGGAAATACTGTGAAGGGTTAGCGTATCTTTGGTTTGGCTGTATTAATTGCCCGGTTTGATAGTCAAAATACATAGTATTAAATTTTAAGTTCGTTGTGAAATTCTATATTGAACTTCATTATCAGTAATTCTTACCATTAGATTATCATTCGGCAAAAGTGAATTTTGAATTATATACTCTAAAGTAATGAATTTACCTCTTAATCTTTCACCACTATTCTTTTCTCTTAATGGGAATACCATATATCCCTCTCTATACTTTGGCCTACTGTCAGTCAAATTATCATTTAAAATAACAGTTTGTACAATCTGCGTAGGAGTCTTTAGCGCTATTTGTTTCAATATTGGTACTGCTTCTTGATTTATGTTTAATCTATTATTATCAAATACTTTCGAATAAGGGAAATTAGGATTTACTGCAAATTTAAGAATACTATCAAAAACATTTTCATAATATTTTGCCCTAAAGTCTTCATCGTGCACATAAAATTCATTCTCTCTATTAAAGTCGCTGGCAATGCTAAAAAAGTTCATTTTGAATTTGCAGTAGAAGTCTGGAGTAAATGAGTAGAAGGATTTAAAAGTATCATCTACTTCACTATATTCTATTGTTTCTTTAAGTTCATCTATTGTAGAAATAACTCCTTCGGCATTACATTGTAAAAGGTCTGTAAAAGTGTAAATAACACTTAGATTTTTATTGTCGTAAATACAATGGATTCCTCCAACATTGCAAGGGTTGTCATACGTTGAATACTCTTCGCTAATTGCTAAAACTTGTCCTGCGGAAGCATCTTTTATTTTCCAATACTTCTTTAGTTTCTCACTAAAATACTGGTGCATCCCGGCTCTATCGCTTACTACATCAATTCCTGCTTGGCTGAACTTTATCAGTTTCCCTTTTTCTGCATCTGGGAAGTAAATTGACTTAGTATTATTCAATACTCCCCATTGGTGTTGTGTGCCAAACATGGTACTTATATAGTCATGTCCTGTAAACCCTGTGCCTGCGCCTACTGCAATATTTCCCTCTGAACCGTTTACCATTTCTCTATCTCTGAACCTTATCCTTCCAAATGCATTCTTTTGAATCATATACACTTGGTTGAAAAGTCTTTCTATTTGAGTAATCTCTCCATATTTACCCTCCGCGAACTGGAAACTATTTACTTTTATTTTTCTAAAGCTGTCATAAAACTCTCCATAATATTTTTGAGTAGAATAGACTTCCATTGTAGGGTAATCGTATTCCTCAATGAACCTTGGACTTTTAGGATTATAAAGATTCACAATATCTTTAGCTAAAAGAACTTTATTTGCCAAACACTCCTCTGGCTTATTTGTGTTTTCATCTTGCCAAAAAATACCCTGCGGAAACTCATTGCTATTACCGCATTTTGTAGCAAATGGTCTAGTAGCAACTTTTGCATATTCATCCCCCTTACGAAGAGTAAAGTTTATAGCACTTTCTACCGGGAATACCATTCCTATTGCATAGTCTGGATATGTACTGCTTGCATAGTGCCCACAATCTCCAACATGCTCATACCCTGGTAAAGCATATAATGGTTCCAATCTACAGTAAGCAAAGAAGTCAGCATAGCAATCACCACCCCAAACTTCTACATCATTAAAAACCACTCTACCATCTATTTGCGTTGCTTCAGTTATTATTTGTTCGTTGATAGGTATGAAGTGCCCAATATTATTGTAGGTCCTGTTTTCAAGAATACTTTTGTTTATTGTGTAGGAGCCAATACTTCTTTTATAATTTGCTAAATAGTAAAGACTATGGTTATATTCCCCATCTGTAGCACTAGGATCTTGTTGTCTTAAAGATGTAGATTGGATATTACCTTGTTTTGGCAATACTAATAGAACTGTATTTTTGTGTGCTTTGGCAGATAGTGGCTCGTCTGTTGGTGCTAAGTGTTGATAGTTTCTAATGCCTGCATACTCTCTCCATTTATAGTCTTCGCTGAATGCGTCTATTATTCTTGCGCTGCCAAAAAGCTTTTCTACCTTTTCATTAGTTTGGTAAAGGGGCAATGATGTTTGAGTAAAATTCCCATCTAAGTTATTATCAATAGTTGTATCATTATCTAAATACCTAGTATAGTAATACTTATTGTAAATATGGCCATGCCCTCCAGTTCCAAGTTCTTGGATATAATCTGGTTGTTTAAATGATATGCCACAAATCCCAATTAACTCAACTGAATCTCCCGAAATACTATTCCCAAAAATTGTTTGGTCAAATAAGTAGTCTGGGTTCTCAAAAGTAAAAACAGATTGTTTTAATAGCAATCTTTCTCCGTCTTGTCCTTCCCCTATTTCTGAATTGGTAATTGGTGTACTAATACCAAACATGTCTGGTAATCCTCCCGCATTGTCACCTCCAAGCCAATTAAACATTGTAGGCAATGGTCTTACCTCTTTCCAATCTTGGGAAGAGTCGCGTACTGTGTTCATTAAAATACCTTGGGCAATAATTGATTTTACTCTATCTGCTTTTACAATAGAAAATCCACTTACTTGCAAATCTCCATATTCATCGTATAGGATATCTGTAAGGTCTATCCCAGAAAGGGTTGCGCCTAAAATTTTTATAACTGTATTGTCACCTTGAATTATTGGAGTACCACCGGCTCCATCTATAATAACATCGGTACTACCTAATGATGAATCAGTTAAAACATAATCTCCTTGGCTACCAAAGTTTGTAGTAGTAGTCCCGCTTTCTCTTATATCCTGTGCTTGTATTCCATATTGTGAAGGACTTTTGAAGTCTGTAATATGCTGCGCAAAACATGGCTGGCCTTTTCTATCAAATACAACAATCGCATAAGGTTTAATTTCATCTCTAAACTCTCCCGTAAACAGGTGTGCCCATTGTGTACCTTTATAGTTTACATACTCATTTTTTATTTGATATACCTCATCATGGCCACTAAATAACTGCTTTGTAATAGCTGTGTCTTTATCTGTTTGATGTGTAAGTGGAGTAGTATTTACAGTTTGTAATTCATCACTTAGCATCTTCCGTAACTTTGGAGCAATACTAATAAGCGAAGTATCTATTGCTAGATTTTTTCTAAGTTTTAAATTTGCAAGAAGATAGCAGTTCTCTACTGAGGTTTGTGTTTTTGCATGTTCGATACTTAGGTACCGTTGTGTAATTTCATCTATGGTAATTAAACTGCCCTTGTTGTAATTGTGCAAAATTGTAATAGTTCCTGTGTTTGGAATATTACTTCGATTGAAAATAGTAACATCTTTTACTGCTACATCTGTTTCCCAAAGAATACATGCTACTTCTATTTCTTGAAAACGAGTATCTAAATATTTTATCTCTAATTCTATTGCCTTATTTGTTTGTGCACCACTTGCCCCCATTTGGTAGTTAGTCCAATTTGTTCCATCTACTGCATCACTCACAAGGTTTATAAAATTACAAGGTTGGGACCATGCGCTTGCGTACCCCGTTTTATGGATATATCGATATGCGTATTGTCTTCTTCCTGCAGTTAGCTGTCCTTGTCCTTGAATAGTTCTTACATACTTCATCAATCCCCAGGTTAAGTCGCACATTTGAGAAATACCATGTACTGAATAGGTTAAATCTGTATATGTAGGGGAGTGGTCAATATTTGCGCTATACCAATTACTGTCTTTTGCATAACTTATATTGAATACTCTAGGCTCATTATTATCGTCATTAAAATAGATTCGTTCAATGCTTTCAGATTCTACTACTCCTTCAACAATTATTTGATGCCTAGTATTGAATCTTAGCTTTTGGCCATAAGGATCAAATTTATCATTAAACATGGTCATATACAGATATGTTCCATACTGGTCTTGTGTTACAAATCCTATTTCCGAAAAAGTATTATTTGTAGAAAGGACAATCAACTTTCCATTGAGTTCACAAAATCCAATAGGCTTGTATTTTGGAACTGGAGTTCTATTATACTCAACTAATAGAGTGAATACTCTTTTATTTCCCTTGGCATTTTCCCATGAGTAAGTTCCTTGTTCTACATTGAAAATAACTTTCCCGTTCAGCGAGTATAAATACGTGTTTTTAGCAGCAGTCTGGTTATCCAAATCCTGCTTCATTCCTCCGTCAAATGTATTTAAGTGCCGATTCATTATATAGTCCTAAAATTTAACGGGAACCAAAGTTTACCCATTCTCCTTATTTCATCATCACTTTTTTGATTTATTAACCCTCTTGCTTGTTTACATAAGATATACCACCTACTTTCATTATCTCTATACGTTTGATCGTTGAACTTTCTTTTAAGCATCCAAGTAATATATTCTTGAATTGCAAGCACCGCTTCTTCTAAAACCATAATATTTCCCTCTTCATCAGTAGCGAGTTCCCAAAATTCAATAGTAGCAGGAAGTCCATCTTCTACTGAATTGACAAATTTTATGTAGCAGCCTTTTATATAAAATCCATAATTTTCTGTTCCCGGATCAATACAAGAAGAATTACAGTTATTGCAACTAATGGTACATGTATTTGATTGGCAGTTTGGGGCATTAATAAATGGAATAACTTTCCCATCAAGTTTGACACATTCTAAAGCTTTGAATGTATCGCACATTTTAATTTTGTTGTCTTCTGTTTTTAGATTTGCAGTATTCGGCTGTAATATAGCTTTTGGCTTGATTAGCTTCATAGCTTCTATTGCCCACCTTTCTAAGTCTGAACTTATAGAAAGTTCTATGTTTGGCATATTAATATTGCCAAGAGCGCCTCTTATGGCGTATTTCGAAGATACAAGGTTATTTACTGTTATCATTGTTTACCATTTGTTTAATGGGCAGATTTCTCTAGGTGCTTTCGCTTTTAAGTGAATTTCACAACTACATCCATTACAAACTGGGAACAAACTATTTCTATTAGGGCATGAATAACTTCCGCTCGGTTCTTTCTTGTTGCATTCCAAAAGTCTTCCTTGGTAAACTTCTTGTGTAGTGGTTCTCCCCCTCACAAAATCTTGCAATGCTAAATCCAGCGACATATTTGTTTTCTAATAGGTAATAATAATCTCCAATTACAGTTTCTTTTAAAAAATCTTTCTTCCCGGTTCTTATAACATAATCAATTATCTTCTTCTTTGCTTTTGCTCCCTGGACTAATACCGCATGTTTATACATGTGATGAATAATCCAAGTTATTGAGTAATCGTCCCCATAAAACTTGTTTAAGAATTTTAGGTTTCGACCTTGATACTCATGCTTTAGCACTTGCATATACCCTAAGTCTAATGGCATTCTAAGTCTTGTAGGATTTTCTATAACATAATCCTCACAAGCTTCTATAAAGTCAACCATTATGTCCTTGTGTATTTTCTCCCTTTTCTTGCCTAGTCTTCTACTAACCGGCATCTTGAATTTTCTAAGGTACATGTAAAGGACTTTTGCAACTCCTCCAAATGTCATACCTAAATCAAATTCTCTACATTGGCACTTCCGCTCTATCATTGTTCTTTACATCTTGTTTTGTTTGAGCTACTAGCCCTAATTCTCTTTCCCAAATTTTACCATACAACATAGCTTCTAAATGGCTTGGAATAGGATAACAATCTTTGTCCCAATCAAAACATGGCTTTATAGCACCACCACAGCTATCAGTAACATCATCAAAAATTCCTCTTACATTTATTGCGCACAATTCATCATCATCTATGATATCAGTATTCTCTTTTATTCCAATCAAATAAATTGTATTTCCTATCAATTTCCCACGTAATCCCTTTTTAGGATTTTTGTACATGACATACTTTTCAAGGCTTCCATACCCTCCAAAGTCCATTGGTATTCTTGTTTCCTTATCTATAAGACCTACAAATGTAAGAGTTGGTATAATTAGTTGTGTCCTTTGATTAATTTTTACAAGTTGAGGAATAACAACCTTTTTGACATCTTCTCCCCAATCATACTTCTTACAATCTGCTTTATCTACAGTTAGTAAATCCATGCAGCCTAAGTCTTGTTCCCAGGAAACATCAAGAAACCCTCTTAAATTCAAATCCCAATTAATCAACCAAGAGCGCCAATATTTTATCCAAAAGGCAATTTGCCTATCAGACACATTTTGCGCCCTAGAAGATACACCGGCATCCGCTACATTGCGAATGTTATAAATCATTTCATTAAGAGTTGGCATCTACTTTGTTTACTATTCTTTGTTTAAAAGAATGAGAAAATGGGTCCCAATATTTTTCCCATTGAAGAGGTTGCTCTTCTTCCTCTTTTACTGGCTCCTCCGCTTTTACTTCTTCAGTAGCAGGCTGCTCTTTCTCTTTTGATTCTTCTTCCTTTACTTCTTCTTTTGGAGCAACCTTTTCTGCAATTAACTCTTCTTTAGAACTTTCTGGCTTTTGCTCTGGAGCATCTACTTTTACTACTTCTTCAGTAGTAGGTTTATCTACTGCCTTCTCCTGCTTTTTTACTGGCACATCTGCTCCAACAGTTTTAGGGATTTCTTCGCTTTCAACTTTAGTTACCTTTTTAGCGATTACTGAATTTTCTTTTTTTTCAGCAGCTTTTTTGTTTGCTACATCTTTGATTTCTTTTAATGTTTTAGCCATTTTTTTATTTTTTACAGTTTGAACAATCTTCTTTTTTGCCTGTTCCATTTACGTAGTTTACAGTTGCTCTATTGGAACTTTTATTGCAACCTTCGCACCCGCCATCTAGACCTGCAATTTTATCTATTGCCTTTGCTCTGTCGTATGGAATAACGCTTAATCCACCTATCAATAGTAGGTTTTGTATCTGGCTATCAGTTTGCCCTTGTAACGCTATTTTTGCTTGCTCTGGTGTCATAATTTAGCTGAATGAGCCACTTATTTGTTTTATCTCTTGCACTTCCATTTGCGCGCGATTATAATTTTCAATATTGACTTCCATTTTCTTAACTGCAAGTTGGCAAATTTCTCTGGCAATTTTATCTTCTAACTCAAAATTTGTTGCAGCAGAAGAAATATCTATTGGTATAAAGTTTTTCAAATAATTACCTGTAATTGATACTGGAGTTGTTTCGCTATAAATTTTAATGTACTTATTAGTTCCATCATTTAAAAACAAATAGAATGGATCTTTATCTATTGGCTTGTTAAATGGATCACGGTTAATTACATCAATATTATTTGTGGCGCTTGGCTTTACATTTCTATAAATAACAATAGCATTTCCATCACAATCTACTGCATTAAACCCTGCTTCTATATCTAGTAAGTATCTGAAATTTACAACATCAGTAGGAATAACTATTCTATCTGAATTAGCTTTTGTAAAAGGTCGTTGTAGTCCAAGTATTCTTAGCTTGTGCTCCTGGTTAGATTCAAATTGCTCGTACTCGTTCTCTACTAAATCATCAAAAGCTATATTCACAAAAGAAGAAACTTCCTCATCAGTGAAATACGGACTCCCGGCTTTATCTAAAAGCGCATCAATTAAAGTCCGCATTTCTCCGTAAGTCATTTATGCTTAGTTTTACTTTGATTTTACAGCTTCCTTTTTAAGACTAGCAAACAGATTATCATTTTCTTTTAAATACGCTATCAATGCTTCTTCTCCTGCTCCTACTACCTCTCCATTGATTGAGTACACGTTGCCACTTGTTTTGCGTAATCCTTTTGATTGGTCCGCTTCATAGTTAGCTTTATCTAATTGGAAGTAAATTACTTCTAAATATTCTCTGTCTTTGTCTTCTAGCTTCTGAATAATGTTCTGCATCTGTTTTGGCCCTGCTTGTAGCATTTTTGCCAATTCTGCGCGAACAATATTTGCGCTTCCACTTGCTCCAAGTAATTTCCCGAATAGCACCACCTCTCTATCTCCCATTCCTTTAATCTTAGTCATTACTTCAAATGCCTTATCAAAACTTTCAATAGCTTCGTTTGCATCTTGTTCAAGGTTTTGAATTTTGAATAGTTGTGCTTTACCTCTTACTTCATTTCCAAAGCTATCAGTAGCAGGGAAAAAATAAGGTCTTAATTCTACTGCATTTTCAATAAGCTTTAATACTTCCTTCCCATCTGGAGTTGTATCATCAATCGTAACGCCTTGTGCTGGCATGTAGAAAGGATTCAACGAGTAATTTGCAAGAACTTTTTTATTCTTGTCTTTGAAAATTGCCGCTACACTCAACGGTTTTGGCTTCTCTTGGTCTATTGGTACGATTTCTACAAACATAACTTTTATTTTGGGTTTAAAAATGGGGGAGATTTTACACTCCCCCATTTAATGAAAAAAAACAACGATTACACGAAAGGATTTAAGTGCAATACTCCGTAAGGATTATTGAGCACTACTGTATATTCCGTTTCGATTAGCAACTCATAACCCGGTCTTCCAGTAACATTGATGTTACCTTGTCCGCCCGTAGCGTATGGATTGATAGTACCTGGTCTTACCGAAGGCTTCAAACTATCTTCAACTTTGCAGCCACCTTTGAAATACATTTGTGCAATTGGATCTCCATCACAGCTTTTGTCTGGTATTAATACCATTCTAAAAGACTCCAAAGAAGCATTACCTAAAGCAGAAACTGGAGGGTGTTGAGTAACATCGTTAAACATTACTTCTTCTCTGATAACAATTTCATACCCTGCAAAAGCATAGTGTGTAATATTATCAAGCACTTTTTGAACTTGCTCTCCATCTTCTGAAAAGTCAGTCATTGTGCAACATTTTCCAGTTACAGCGTAGTCATGCAATACAGATTGCAACAACATTTTTCCTGCTTTACCAGTGTATAAGTTCAACAACCCGCCATTGATACCTTCTCTCAATCCCCAAGCTACTATTTGATTTTGCAAAAACAAACGCAAAGTTTCGTAGTTAGCCGGTGTATTGTAGTAGGAAGATACTTGCCAGTTGATAACTGAAGAAGCATCTATTTGAGCCAACAAACCATCTCCTGCACCAACACTTAACCCATTTTGGTCAGTATTGATGATTGTTCCATTTGATGCATAACTAGATTGGCCATAGATAGCAGCATTAGAAAGAGATTTGAAAACATCGTAATAGAACTGTCTTTCTTCTTCCGGCATGTAACATTTTGAACCGTTGTCCCCTTCAATCCATAAGTTTGTTTGGATTCCAGACTTACACACATCTTTTTTAATACGAAGTGTGCTCGTGTAGTTTTTGAATAGGTCCGGGAAAGTTACAGGAACATCAGTAAATTGGTCGTTAGAACAATCTGCTGAATTTAAAACGAAAGACCATCCTGCTTGATCATCAGCTACTACTATACCACCTGGAATTGCGGTTGCTACGTCACTTGCTACTAACTTTGCAGTATAAGTGAAGTTTGCGCCTGCAACAGTACCAGAAGAAGTAAGCAATAACAAATAGGCAGTACCCGTTGCTTTGTTTACAATTCTAATTACTACACCCGGTTTTAAATATCCATCTGCTCCAGAAAGCGTAATAGTAACACTTGCATTGTTCGCACCAGTACCAACAATAGGAGTAGCTGTTTTGAATGTTACTAATCGTCTGTGGCGGCTTTCTACATACCAGTTTAAGGTATTAGAAGTCGTAAACATTTTCTTTGAATCAGCAAGTTGTTTTGGCGTAATGGTTCTACCTGTGCCTAACATATCCGCGATAAGTGCTGAGCCTTTTTCTTCGCAGAATCTTGTAATAACTTTTTTTCTTACTTCGGGGAATTTTAACCCGATGCTATCGAAATACGCATCCGTAGTTGCGCCTTTGTTAATTGAGCCTTTATATACTCTCATTTTGTGTGAATTTTATTTGTTAAGATTCACCACAATCAAATCTTTTATTTCCAACCAATAGGATTGAAGTCACCCGTATCTATTGCGTTTGCATTAGCAAAAGGCTTAGCCTTCCCGCTACTGTGTGGCGCTTTGTCAAGGGTATCTACAAAATTCTTTTTGGTCATTGTTTTTTTTGCTAATGCTGCTTTAATTTGCTCTTTATACGTTGCGTAATAAGCAAATTCAGCAAGTAAGTCCGGATCACTTTTCAGTTTTTTTATAAGTTCTCCGGATTCAATAGCGGTTTTTAATGGTAAAAGGAACTTCTCTTTTTCTTTTCCTTCAACTCCTAGTTTTAGTCCGGCAAATTCAGTCATCTTAGATGCACTTTCTATTGCTTTTGCTAAAAATTTAGAATCGATATCTTTAGGGGAGAGTTCTTTTAATGTTTTTGCTGCTTCCTGTACTTCGCTTTGTATCTCTCTCTTTTTATTTTCAATAGCACCAGCGAGGTTGTTTTTGATCTTATTAACTTCGGCTCTGTACTTAGCAGGGTTTTCATCTTTTAAGTCTTCTATCATTGCCTTAGCATCTTCTTTGGTGTAGTTCTCTGCTACATAAACTGCTTCTAATAAAACATCATCATCAGCTTCAATCCAACTAATCCAAGATTTAACCTGTTCATCATTTTGGAATCGCTCATTTGCAGTATTGATAATCTCTTGCGCTTTAGCTTTTCCTTTTAACTTTGATACTCTTTCTAAAAGTGCATCATCATCATTAATATCATCATCTTCCTCTAGTAGCTCTTTGAACTTAGAGTAATCTCTACCCTCTGTTTTAGGCTTTACTGTTTCTGCTTTTTCTTCTTTATTTTCTCCAAACAAAGTAAATTCAGTATCAATGTTTTCCTCTGAACCTTCTTCTGTTTTATTTTCTTCCGTTTTGCCTTTTTCTTTAGAGTCTGTTTTATCCTCTTCTTTTATTGGAGGTGTAGAGAAGTTTGCAAAATCTAAATTATCTGTAGATGCAGTTGTTTCCGTATTTTCTACAGTTATATTTTCTTCTTTATTTGCTCCTTCTTCTATAATATCGTCAGCCATGATTATCTTATTTTAGACAAAATTAAAACTTTTAATTAAATTTTACACTTTACTGAGAAATTATTTTTTGTTTCCCTTTTTCTAGTTCATTCTGTGCAAGCATTTCATCCATTTTATTTTGCTTCAGTACATCAGTCAACTCGCCTTTCCCTTCAATCTTCATTTCGGTAGTTTTTATTTGAGCATTTGCAGCAATAGTAGCTTCCGTAATACCTCCCTGTACTTTCTGTGCTTCTGTTTGTGCTTTTGATTGTGCTTGTGCCATTATCACTTGTTGTGCTTGTTGTTGCATAGCTGTAGCTTCTTGTTGTTGTTGTGCTTGAACCTTTTTAATATTTTCAACTCCTTGTCTGAAAATTCTAATAGCTTCATTACTGTTGGCTCCGTTTATCATTTCAATTACAGCAAGTGCCATATCTGGATCATTGCTTGTCGGTAATACTCTTTCAGCCATAGCAATTACTTTAGCTTTAAGTTGTTCATCACTTGCGCTATTTTCTATAAATAGTCCATACACATTAGACTCCCAACCATTATCTTTAATATTAAGTAATTCAAATCCTGCATCACCCATGAAGTACCGAACATATTCTTTCCCTGCCCATGCTGGCTTCATTAGGTCTAATAATTTTTGTAAAGCAATTTGACAAACCATATACCATGTAGTAGTATAAGGCTGCGTTGTCATTTGAGAAGCAATAGTTGCGTTTTGTTGTAACCCTAAACCAGTATCACTTTTTAAGAATCCTTGTCTAGCATCATTGATTCCGGTCATTAATGTGGTATTCATATCTAGGAACGAAATGAAATTCATCAACTGCTGAATAGCAACGGAACCTGCCATATCCATTACTTGCGGTTTCATAGCATTAGGATTTGATGTCCCTGCTTGCATATCTCCTTCCTGCGCTGTATTAATTTTCCAGATACCATTTACACGCATGTTGTAAAGGTTATTTTCGCTATTGCTATCAATAGCTTCATCAATGATTAATACATTTCCTTGTATTTGCGACATAAGACGCTCTACTGCATAGAATGCTTGTATTCTTAATGACTGTATTGGCTGAATCAAAGCTGCAATAGAAGGAGTTGGATCTACAATGCCTATAATATTTAAGTCCTTTTCTCTTGGCGTATCTCCTATCATATTTTGCCCTGGCAATGGCTCTGTCTTGTAGTGTATTGTTGTCCCAATCATGTACCCTTGCCATAGTTCACTATAATATCTGTTTTCGTATTTGCTGTTTGGAGAGTTATCACTATCATCAACAAAGTGCACATGCGGATTGTCTTTATCAAATTTATTCACATTAATCTTAACTCTTACTCTTTTACTTGCTCTCCAGTTAGCATACATTCCACGTACATAAAGTGCGCTATATCCATTCCCTGTTTGGATAAATCCCCCCGAACATTTTTGGTCTATATTCCCGAAATGTAAATCTCCATTTTTAAAAGAACTTGCAAGATTTCTTAACTCTAATACGTGCTCTTCTGATAAGTCTGGGAACCGGTCTATCATTCCTTGTGGTGTATCATAAAAGTAATACCATGCTGCCATGCCATGATGAATGAATGGACTATTTGGAGAAAGTATATATCCTAAATCTCTAGGATCTATACGCTCAATATTTGGATCATCCATATCTACAAACGCATGTGCCGCCATTTCACTGCATATCAAGTAATCTTTATAGCATTGATTTGTTAGTTTGTAGCGAACATTAGAGTTTCCAGTTTTCTTCATCAAATAGTTTAACCCCTTCTGCATCATTATTTCATCATTCTCGCGATAATTTGCAAAACTCATTTCTTCAATTTCTTTTGGAAGAACTATCTCTTCATCTTCCTCATAGAGTGGAGTCCCTAAAAGTTTATCTATTCCAGACTTTTGTCTTGTCATTCTAGTAACTTTTTCAGACACATCACCTACAAACTTTTCTAATTTCTGAATTACTGCATCTGCATTTATAGCATTTACAGAGTATTTTAATGGCTGTGTGTTTGCTTCTCCTATTAATCTATTTAAAACACTAGGAATCAAATTTACATCACGTATATATGCAGGGATTACTTTTTCTATTCCACTTCCATCAGCACAATAGAATTTTGTAACATGGTCAAACTCCCTAACATCAACTTTTGCTTCAGCATATTGATAAAGTCTTTTAATATCTGTTCTTTGGGTAAAGTTAGAATAGTTTAAAAGCGACTGCATATACTGTTTTGCCCACTTATCTTGTTCACAATCTCCTTTCTTTGCCCCCTTAGTCTTTGCGGGAACTATATACTCCGGGAAGGTAATTGCATTTACATCTTTTTTCTCAGTTGAATTTGAGTCCATAGCTTTGTTGTTTTATTTGAAGTTCTTGTGCTTTTGTATTTATCCAGACTATTTCTCCATCCCTTTTAGTCATATATGGAGTAAATGATTTTTTTACCTTTTCTCCCATACTTTCTTTTCGTTGTAGATAAGTTGCATTGTTTTTTGCATGGAGTATGCACCACAAATAAACCATAGCTAAATCTGTATTCTTTACTTTAAAGTCATTCAATTCATCTATTACTTCAATAAAAGGAATGTTCTCATAGTAGTTGTTAAACTCTTCTACTGCAAGTTCAGTAGCAATAGAAATATTATGTTCGCTTGGTATTACTCCATACTTGTTTTTTGCCATGCTATTTCCAAGTGTAGAAAGCAAGTTTGGTCTTGGCGCTAAATGCTTCTCTGCTAGATTTGCTATAAAGTAATTGGTCATGTGCTCGTCTATTGCTTCATAAAGCATTTTGCAGTCATAGTACATAGCTGTTAGTAGTGCATGATAGGCAAATTCATCTTTCTTCATGGGCCTATGGTGGTAAATACAGATAGGTAAATTACCAAGCTGGCCTACTCCCTGGTAATCTCTGTAAACCATAATTGCCCCAAGCGAGTCGCTATCTACTGCGCCATCCGTTTTATATCCATCTACTGCCCCTACATCTTTTCTTAGTAAGGTTGCGCTTGGTTTTTTATATATTTTCCAAAGTCCATTTACGTTGTGCCTAAACTTTACTACCTTTTTTTCATTCTCAATAACCATGTATAGGTCCCCAACATCAATGCCATCAGTAATTGCCTTATTGGTTAGAATATTTCCGCGTTGCTCCGTAATTTTATCTCCAGTAAACGGAGAAGTGGAATATCGAAGGAACATATCATTTTCGCAAGTAGGGTAATTTTGGCGGTGCTCCATTACTGCCTGCTTATTTCCTGTCTTCTTTATAGTTTCTAACTCTTTACTCAGAAATTTAAGCGCTCTATCTTCTAAGCTTTGTCCAGTTTCAAAGTCTATAAACTGCTGTGTAGTTCCGTCTGGAAGTTTCTCATAACCGAAGAATGCTCTTTGTGCAGTAATAGCAAATTTCTCAAATCCATATCCTTCGGCATTATGCCAAAGTTCGCACACATCTTTGTAGCCTTTATGTGCGGAGTTGGAAGTTCCACCTACAATAGAGGTCCCAAACTTATTTGCCCCTTTCTTTAAGTTTGCCCGGTTTGCCATGATCAAAGGAATAAGGCAGTCTATTTCCCCTGCTTCATCTACAACAATAAACTTCGCGCGAAAGGATTTTGCAACGTCTTTATTGGTAACTTTCATAAAAGCAATACGGGAATTTTGCCCATACTCCTTTTGCTCTTTCGTTTCCTCGTCTGTTTCTAACCAACCGTAATGCTTTAAATCTTCGCTATCTTTTATTCCTGGAGAATGCCTCATACACCCCGGAAGTCCGTTCCAAGTTGTTTTATACTTCTCTAAAAAGTTATCCTTGTGCTTAACCTCTTCTCCTTTAGGGAATAGTGTAACTATAGTATTGTTGGAGTGGAACTGTGTTTCTTTTACACACAAAGAACTCATGGAGTATGAAAATCCCTTATCTCTGGCTTTCCAGACAAATAAATCTTTTCCTCTACGCTCGCAATCATCTATGATATTAAATAGTTCATGGTAAACATCAACATGATAAGGACTAGCTAAGAACTCATAATTTTGTTCATCTAGTAGTTTAAGCTTCGAGAAATTTAAGTGGAAATAGTACCGGCCTGTTATTTTTGTTCCTCCAACTTGGTAGCCATTATGTATATAGTGCTCCTGCTCGTCCATCCAATCGTTCCATCGGCTGTCGCTAGGTGAGTAGTCGGGCAATTTCTGTCTTACTACTGGAGAAAATTTTCCATATAATTCTTGCAAGAAAAAATAAACACCACTATTCTTTTATTGCTTTTTTCTTAATCGCTCTTCAGCTAGGGTTAAATCTCCACCTCCTTTCCTTCTCCCTACCTTGCTTTGCTCTGCTTCTCCGAATTTGCCTATATCTTCTCTTGATTTTAGCATTTTTGGTGCATCAATGATCAACTTGGTAACAGTATCTATATCATCATCCTTTATAGTACCTCCTTTTGTTTTGGTATCAAGGAATCCGCTAATATTGCTTATTGCAGTATCAACAGACTTTTTAAGTTTTGTATACGGGTTTCTAACTTGAATCTCCGCATACTCTTTTATTGCTGCCTTTACCTCTTTACTTTCCGTGCACTCTTTAGTAACCGAAGTAGCCTGCATAGCTTTTATAGTCCGAATATCTGAATCTAAAAAAGCATAGAGTTCATTATCGCAATCAGCCATGAAGCAAACATAAGCTATTGCCTTTGCTCCATAGGTTTCCATTACTTTTTTGAAGGAAGAAATGGAACATACATAATCTTCATCAAATAGAAAGTCCCTTCCTATTGCCCTTATTTTTATCAGCATATTACTCTATAAAAATAACCCCGGCTCCTGCCGATAATTTGTCTTCTAATTGCTTTCTAGGCATTGCAATTTGGAATACCTCATGTGTTGCTCCAGAAAGAAATATCTTACAAGTATTTTTACTAATAGCATCTTCTAAGTCCCAATCTGCAATATTAATAGCAGCTACATTAAAAGTTACTTTTTTCTCAACTCTGTTTTTATTTCTATCCAATTTTATAACTGGCAAGTGAATTTTAACATGCTCCATAATATTCTATCAATTTTAAACAAAGTTATAACTTTTTGATAAATTCCTTTTTAATTTTTTTTACATACCCCATTTTTTTCATCCTATTAGAGTCATGAAACTTCATTAATAGGTTTCTTCCTGCCTTTTTTATCTCTTCCAAGTATTTAAAGTAGTCTTTGGCACACTCTCTTTTTATTGAATTATCTATTAAGTCAACATAACATTCAAGTTTACTTTGCACAAAACTTTCCTTAAAAAGAGGAATTTCTAAAAACCAGGTAACAAAGTGACCTTTCAATTTAGGTCCAGATAATCCATCTAAACTATCCTGCAACGCGCAGCATCCGGCAAATACAAAGTAAGCTGAATCGTACAAAGAAATATTATACTTTTCAGAAATAGTCTTCAGTATTCCGATCATAGCTGGCTCCTCCTTTATAAATCTGAACTTAGATTTTACAAACTCCGCATCATTCTCCTGCTCCGGACTTACCTCTTTATAGATAATCTCCTTCTCTTTATCAGAAGAGTAAAGCCTTTCCTTTTTGATATTAGCAAAGAACTCGTTAGTTTCTTTTGTTTTCTTGAAGGCCATCTTTGTTGATTACGATTTTATAATACTTTTCAACTGCATCTAATCCACCATCTAGGTAAACTCTTTGTAGTTGTTTCTTTTGAGAAATCCTATTAATAGTCCCTTCTCCACCACGGAGTTTATACATTTCCTTTGGTACTACTCCCTCTTTGTTTATAGAAGCATACTTCTCATTGCTTAAAATCTCCGCTCCGGAAACTATTTCTACTTCCTTCATAGGAATTTCTGGAAGACTTGAAGCTATATGCGCTAAAAATCTCAACTCATTCTTGCTTAACTTTCTCTTTGCCATAGTATAGTTATAGGTTTTTTAATCGTTCTAAAACATCAGCAGATGTGTGACCATCAAATTCATATTTTGCCTTTTCTGCAATAGGCACTTTGAATAAATCCCAATCTTTAGCTTCATAATGATTTGAAATTTGACCGCTTGGCAATATTGCTACTACAATAAACCAACCACCACCAAAGCATAATTCCCCATCATGATGCTTCCAACTTTTATGCACATCGTATTTAGGCTTTATAAGGGTGTCCAAATCAGAACCAATAGAGCCATTTGAATACTGACCCCATTCATTAAATAATACAGCATTAAAAATTTTTCTAAACTCATATAGTTCATCAAAAGTATGGTAGCCATCTGAATAACTACCTCTTACATCAGAAGGTGTATCATTAATTCCTTTTTGAACTTCTAAAATAATTCCGTTTTTACTTTCCATTGTGTAGTTTTTATGGTTTAATTAATAATTCTTCTCCAGTAAGAGCAAAATATAGGTTTTGTAATTGATGAACATATTGAATTAGTCCATGCTTAAATGAAAAGCGCTTTCCATCTTGCCAAAGATTTAAGTTATTGCAATCATAATCTGCAAATGAAATTATTAATCGCTGACTTATTTCTAGCTGCAATACATTGTTTTTCCCTAAATCTTGAGTCTTTACAAACCCAAGCTTCAAAAGCCATTCTTCCGTAAGTGGTATAGGTTTATGGTAAGCATTTATTTCGTAATCTTCATCTTGCATTGATGACCTAAAGAATCTCGGAGTAACTTGGTAATTACCATTAATATCAGTTCCATTTACTTTCCCACCTATTAGATTATCAAAATTAATCCAATTCCCAATTCTAAGTTCTGATGATTTCATACTATCATTCTTTTTATAGTGTTTAAATTAGATACCTAGTAATTGTTTTAGCATTTCACTTGATTCCAGAAACATCGGTTTTAATACCTTAAACTGTTCCTCATTATTGCATTTTTTAATATTAATAGCAATATGCTTACGATACTCTATTAGATTTGAAATGTTTTTGAAAAGAATATCATTTGCTTCCATAGAAGACGCAAGTTCTATTTTTCTATAATCCTCCGCTACTGAAGATGAATAAGAGTCCATATCTATAGTTTAAAAAATAATTGTCAATCCCTTCCTTCCCCAAATCTTTAAAGTCCTACCATCTGAAACTATCCCATCATCTAAATCAAAGCTATCCTGGAGCGCCTTTAACATGTTATCTCTATCCGGCCTTTGCTCATGCAGCGTAAAGTCCATTAACTTCTTCTTCTTCTCACTCCAACTCTCCGGCATTTCCACCACAAAGCAAACATCTATGCACTTCTCTAAAGTGTAGTTCGCTAACAGGCATAACATCTTAAAATCTTTCTTGTACGCAAAGTATTTGCGCACACACTCCCTCTGCCTTTTTCTAGGATCAGCATGATTCGGGTTTGTCTTCCACTTATCACTCCTCGTCATTCTCGGTGCACTACATGGCGCAATCTCAAATATGAAACGCACGCTGTCTATATTATACCTATCCTTTAGTTCCTTTTTTATCCTCTCGTCCATTGTAAACTATTGTATCATTAATATTAAAAACGCAATAACTAACTCTCCTTAACAGTCCGCATTGGACCAATCTACTCAAACACATATTCACAGTTCCTACCTTCTTCCCAGTTAATTCGCTTACCTCCTGTCTTCTTATTGGACTTAACGTAAAACGGCTACTGTCCTTCTCCAAGTATCGTATCATGCAGCAGAAGACCTTCCAATCTCCATCCCTTATCCCTAACCATTTATCAAATCCATTTACATAAAACTTTACAAATATATCCTGCTCTACCTTCTTTACAAATACATCCTGTTCCTCCAATACCTCCCCCTCTTCCGATAGAATTTTAGTACGCTTTATTACCCTAACTTTACTCATACATAAAACCCTTTTTAAAAATATAAAAGTACAAATCTTATACGTAGCGTATATACTTCTTATACACCACGTATAAACATCTTATACGTAGCGTATAAAAAGTATATCTAAGATCGTTGGTATCACTCAATGTCCCTTTATATTCTTTTCTAGAATATTATACCGACTTTTCTTGCCCTAAACAAAGGTATTCCTTTTTTTCCTATTCTCAAAACATAACCCCTCCAGTCCATAGCCCAAATCCCATCAACCTCAAACAACTCCCCCGGCCCATATTCAAAAATTTATTCCCCAGGAAACAATGATCCTTTTTTTTATCCAACACCACACTACATAAAATCATGAGCGTATGATGAATGAAAGGTGTCCCCACCCACCCGCGTCGCATTTTTTCGACCTCCGACAGTACCCCCCGCCATGTTTTTGAAGCATGTTTGGCAAAAAGGATTGTTATTGGAATTTGGAAGCTTTTTGTAGGTTTCGGAGGTTTCAGACCTTGTTTTCGGAGGTTTGACGATTGAGCAAAGGGGAAATCACATGGGGAAATCTTGGTTTCGTTCTTTTGGGAGGAAATTGGTTCATATTTTCGGAGGTAAAATGTTCTGCTGATAATTTTCAGTTGGTCTGTTGGTTGGTCGCTAAAGTTCTGGAGTCTGTCAAAACTGTTCGGTTCTCCATTCCTCAACTCAAAATGCGCTGAATATTCCATAACTGACCTCCGAATATTTCAATCCATTCAATTCTCATGCGTTTCATTCGCTCCAATTTCTGCCTTTTTAAAGCCTATTGACTTATTGCCATGTGAATTTGTACGACTCTATCATATTTCGCTCCATTTGGTGCTAATCTGATTGAAATAGGCATAATTTTGATGTAGCTATGTTCAATGCGAATGCGTTTTGGATGAAAATGCCCATCAAACGATACATTTTCCATCGTTAGGTTATCGAATTATAGGGTTACTCTGTTGTTTGATATTTGGTATGTTTTTTCAAATAGGTTTTGGTTGCGCAATTGGATTGCGTAGTGCATGTAATTTTTGGGCATGGTAAATTGATAACCATTGACGAACTGCTGACTATTGGTTGTGCTGAGTGGTAAAATAGACAATTACTACTTTTTGATTGTTGATAACTTTTTTCATACATTCTTTGATTATTGATAACAATAATCATATCTTTGTGTTGTATTTATTCACAAACAAAAATCAAAAACCATGTTCACAGAAACAAACACAAGCACACAAGACCAAGACACGACAACGGAAGTTGTAATTGTTAACGCTGAAATTCAAGGCTACTTGGATAAGCTAAAAAAGCATGAGCAATTGCAAGAAACTTTCAAGGCTATCAACAAGGCATACAAGCTATTCAAGAAGAACGCTTCAACGCTGGACTTGAATAAGGAGTTAAGCGAAAAGAGTAAAGAGTTGATTCGCACATGGATTCCTCGTTATTCCTTTGAAACTACTCCAATAGCAACGTATCAGTTAACTAATAACAATGCCACGATTAAGAACACAAAAGACCGCATTGCACAACTACAAGCGAAGGCAAAGAAAGAAGCAGAAACGGGAGGTGAAAATGCGGAGTATCCATTCAATGGAGGAAAGGTTGTTATCAATTACGCAGATGATAGAGTGCAAATTTTCTATGATGAAAAGCCAAACGCTGAAAAGATTTCAGACCTAAAAGGGAGAGGTTTCAAATGGTCGTACACGAATGAAGCATGGCAACGAATGATAACTAATAACACACTTTGGAATGTGGAATACTTAACGGGCGCAACCATACCTAAAATGAAGTAATACCAAGAAACGGAGTGCGCAGTAGTCCCTGCAAGTCGGCATAAAACAACCTAGTTGTAAGTCCCCAAGAGAAACTACTCGCACTCTTCTTTAAAACAAAGGTTAACTGAAGAAGTTTTAATAACAGAAACGGGTTGAAATATTACCCGTATTAACCAAAAGTGAGGCGCACACTATAACAGGATGCAAAAATAAAATGGCACGTACAATAAGAACTAAAGTTTATCAGTTTAATGAACTTAACGAAACTGCAAAAGAAAAAGCAATTGTTGATCAAATTAAATTTGAAATTGAAATAGGCATTGATGAAGATAGCCCTTTTTATCCTGCCGTTGAAAGAATGGAGAAAATGCAAACCCCGTGGTTTTTAGGAGAAACTTTATTTTTTGATTATAAAGAAATATTAATTGAAATTATACAGGCGAATGATTATTACTATTTAATAGATGGCACTTTTGCACCAAAACAGCCTAAATAACCTTAATCCAATATCCTATTTATAAACCATATTTTTTAAACTACTAAATACTTATAAAATGAAAAATGTAACTGTAATAACCGAACCTGAATTATTAGTTAATGATGCACATGGGATTTATGTAATGCAGTCTTTTTGTAAAGCATACGAAAAGTATATAACTAATATGGATGAAGTAAAAGAAGATTTTGATATATGCCTGGAAGGTCCAGATAATGAAGAATATTTAGAAGCATGGCAAATGTTAGAACAAAATGTAAAATTAACCAATGATGCCGGGCAAATGTTTACTATTGGTAATTTAGGCGAATCCGGTGATTTATGGGCAATACCTGAAAATTACCAATACCCGGAAGATTAAACCCCTATTAACAAACAAAATAAACTATAATACAATGAAAAATTTAATAACAATAGACGGCAAAATAGGCTACTTAAACTTAAAGACAGGGAAATATAAATACGTTCCCATTGTTGGAATAACTGAAACAGGTTTTAAAATGAGGGAGGAGAAAAGACAAAACCATTTTGGCAGAAGCTATTCAGTTTTCGTGAATGAATATGAGGAAAGTAAAGAAAAGGTTTTAAAGTACCTTAAAGAACCTTCAGTTGATTTTAAAGACGGCAGACCTTTATTAAAGTACAAAGGAACTAACAAAAACTATTTAAATTAATCAACCCCTATACAAGTGAACCAATTTAATAAAACCTTTTAATATTATTTTATGAAATACGATACATTTAAAAATTTGCCTGAAAAAACAAGAAATTTTATTCTTGAATTGCAAGAAGCTAAAATCCCATTAAAAGATATTTGCACTAATGATTTTAGCTGTAATACTAAACCATCAATATATATCACCATCCCATACGGTAAAGAAAATGGTGGAAAATGTAAAAGAATATCTAATAATTACTTAAATAAACGCAGCCATAATTCAGCTATACAATTTTATCATGGGTACAATATTCAGGATGAAATATGGGAAAGTAGAAAATGGAATAAAGGGAAAACTGAATACATTGATTTAAGTAATTAACCCATAGAGAAAGCAAACAAACCTATTTAACTAATTTTTAAAAATACTGATATGAAAACGTACAAAAGTAATTGCCCAGAGTTGAAGGCAGAACTAAGAAGAGGGGAAGTAAAGAAGGCACAAATCAAATCTTCTACTGATGCAGCAAATTTCTTTAGGGACTTGTGGGAAGGGATAGACATTTACGAATCATTCTTTGCCATTTATTTGAACAGAGCCAACAATACAATAGGTTGGTACAAGGTAAGTCAAGGAGGGATTGATTCAACAGTAGTGGACGCAAGATTGATAGTAAAGAAAGCTATTGATGTTTTAGCTTGTGGGATTATCTTATGCCACAACCACCCAAGCGGAAATTTACAGCCATCAGAAGCAGATAAGATACTAACAAAGCGGATAAAGGAAGGTTGCCAATACTTCGACATCAAGATGCTAGACCACGTTATTTTGACAGAGGATGGACATTACAGTTTCGCAGATGAAGGACTAATTTAATTCACCAAAAAAGACTGATTGTATGAACAAGGGACACCACACACGAGCGCAGAATACATTGCAAACATCATTTGCAAACTTGCAAAATTGCAAGTCAAGTATCTACTTGCAAGAAAAGTATTTCAAGGCAGTAAAAGCCATCAAGGAGCGAGAAAAAAAGGCATTAGGAAGACAATTATCATTCATCAAATAAAAATAAACCACCATGCTAAACCATTTAGAAACACGCAAGGAAAGAGTAACACGCTTGACAAACCAAGCGATTGCAGATAAGCAGACGAGCAAGTATTTTCAAGGACTGTATCTTCTGCAAGAGATAGACCGAAGGATAACAGAGCAGTTCAGCATTCGCACCTTTTACTTAACCAATTTAAAAAAGTCAGCATGAAACGACTATCAGAGTTAAGAGTAGGGGACGAAATTACACATTATTGCTTCGGTAAAATCATCAAAGCCACAGTCAAAGAGCTACTGAAGAATGGAGTTATAACCACGCACGAGCCAGTACAATGGGGCAGAGATACGTTTAGCGAATCATCTGTTTTAGAATCTTCTCCGCTTCAAAAGAAGTGGGGAGGAGTGGATGAAAACGGACAACCATGCAAAGGAGCAGACACGACACCAAAAGCATGGCACAATGGAACTGAAATCACTATTTAATAAACCATAAAAACCTAAACGCATGAAATCTATTCAAATTTTTAAGCACGTTACAGATGGAGGGGCAACCTACCTAACAGACAATCACAGTTTCGCAGATGCAGACATCATCATTCGCATTGATGGAGGTGCGGAACTTGTCAAATGCAATACAGAAACAAGGGCATTTGATGAAGAGCCTATTGATTTTGAAATTCGTAATTGTTCAGCATGTAACAAAGTTATGAGTGAGGGATATGTATTCGCAGGAGGGGAGAAATACTTTTGTAGCGACAAATGTTTGCATACAGAGGTAACAAAAGAGGAGTGGGAAGAGTTATCAGAAGGAGAAGATAACGATATGTACTATTGGACTGTTTGGGATATTTTTAATGAACAAGAAGACCAACAAGAGGAGGAGAATCCAAAGTTCAAGGTAGTAGTAAATTCACTTCTAAGAAGAGCGATATTGACAACTACAATTAATGAGTGTGAGTATGTACGAGATATTTATTTTAAAGACCTTGACGAATGGACTTCGCAGAATATAGGAGGAAAAATATTTGACATTCATTTCTTGTATGCAACATTTAACAATGGAGAGGATGCAGAATTTTCAGTTTCCATTTATCCATTTGACGAGCATAAAGATGAAGGGGTTCAGTATCAGAACCCATGCGAAGTTGACTTGGAAGTTATTACGGGACTAGAGAAGAAGGAAGAGGTAGAAATATATGTTTTGTTCGGTACAGATGCAGTAAGAGCGTATGAAAGAGGAGAGAATCTAACTGCTGAAATGGTACATAACATTCAAAAAGACACCTTCCAGACTGAAATGGAGAAAAGAGCATACATCAATGGCATGGAGGACAATGCGGGTTGGGATGCATTCCTTGAAATCAGCAAAGAGGACTACATTAAAGTAACCACAACAGAAATAACAAAGCCATGAGCACAGAAATCGAAAACGAGGGAATAGAAATATTCGAACTAGAAGACTACAATGCTAGTAAGCATGAAAAGCATATTGTTGAGAGATACGAGAAAGCTTTACTGAACAAAGATGCGGAGGAACTGAAATTCATTCGCTCAATGGGCGATGGAGTTAGGGCAAGAGTAATGAATATTCATGCGCTCGAAGGAGCAAAGCTATTCGGGTATAGCAATATAGCATTTGATAAGTATGGTTGGCTAGAAAAGGAGAAATGGACGCATGAAGAGGAGATAGTATTTCTTCCTAATGATGCGAAAGCCAAAGGGAATAAAATAGAACTAGTACAAGGAGCAAATGGTAAATGGGCATGGGGATATTACTATGGATTTGGAGCAGGGGCAGGAGGAACAGGAGGAGCAAGTTTCTTTGGAGATATTTTTGAAACTAGAGAAGAAGCTTTCAAAGACGCATTGCTATTCTTCCATGAACGCTTTATACAAGCTAGCAAAACGGACGATAGCACCAACTATAATCAAAAGGTAGTAGCGGACATGCTAAAGGCGATTAAAACGCACATGCTATTGAATGAGGTAACACCATTGAAACAAGAAGAGCCGACATTTGAAATGCAACCTATCAGAAACAAAAATTTTACCGCCAGTCCGCAGTTGGCACTATTCGGAGGAACGCAATTATCATTTTAAACAACCTAAATTAATAGCCATGCCACAAGTAAAGCAGAAAGCACGAAGACGAGAAGACTTCGACCACTTCCTTGATAGATTCGCCCCCATCAAGGACGAGCAAACCCAAGAAACATTAAAGCAGTTTTGTTGGACCAAGCCAAAGGAGTGGGAGCAAGTAGTTGATGCACTAGGAAAGAACCTACTTTGGACGATGGTAGATTATGAGGGCAAAATGTACTTAGCACCAGGACTCTGGAGAGTGAATAGAATGTTTTATGTTATTTGCGAAAAGCCATATAAGGAAGGGGAACGAGATTATTTTTACGCTTAAATTTTATTAAACCATGTACCAAGAACCACAAGATACAAGTTTACCAATAGTGAGAGTACAATTCAAAGAAAGCAAATACAATTATAGCACCAATGTAAGCCATAGCACGACAGAGGAGGAAGCAAAAAAATACTTTGTCGGGCAATGGTTTAATGTGGGAGTATTTCCCGAAGAGATAATGAGAAAAGTAATAGCAATAGAATTTATTAATCCTAAAAGCATTTAACCCATGAAAGAATTTACAGAAACACAAGATAAGCAAAACCTTGATTCAGCCTATGAGGAATTAAGTCCATTAGCGAAGAAACTACTTAGCAAATGTAATGCGCAATCCATAAGCAGTCCGTTAACATTCTGCCGATTTATGCAAGAGAAAGCAAACATGGAGAAACGTAATGCACTTATAGAGGTAGAGAAATATTTAATTAACGATTAAAACCCCAAAAAGCAAAACAGTATGAAAAACTATATCTTTTACAGTTGCGACCAACACAAAAGCAATACTAGCAGAGATGCTAAATTTACCTTTACAGAAGCTAAAACTAAAAAGGTACTGCAATTTATAGAAAGTAATTTGTCAGATTACTTTGATGGAGATAATACCTATAAAAAGCAACAACTAAATGCCTTTTCTGCATTAGTAACATACAAAGGAAGTATAGCAGAAGCCATTAACACCGACACCCATTTATATGCTTGTTGCGAAGAAATTAAGCCAATACAAGAATTATGAAGCCAATGCAAAGGCAGACATTCAAGATAGAAAGCCTATTAGATAAGGAAGGAGAGTATGTAGGCATATTCGATTCCAAAACGGGACTTCTGCTAAGGCATGAAGGAGCAAAGGCGCATGGAGAAGAAGAGCCACCGCAGGAGCAGGAGGACAAGGAAATAGAAACAGATAAGAACCAATTAAATTTATTTTAATCATTAAAATCCAAACATCATGGAAGAACCAACGCTACAAGACATCATGCTTCAGCTAGATAAATTGAAGTTTATGATACAAAATTACAAACCAAAGCAGACGCAAGAATTTACTCCAGACTTTAGAGGTAATTTTGAAACTATCTTACTTGAAAAGTATAACATAGACCTAATGCAATTAAGAAAAACGAATAGGAATCCGACATTAGTAATGCTTCGATTTATCTATTGCTATGGACTAAAAAAGCACTACAATTATGGTTGGCAAAAATGTGGCTTGTTAGTTGGATATGCAGACCACTCTAATGCTATTTACGCAGTCAAGAAAGTAGAGTCATTCATCAAGATTAAAGATGCTTTATTTATGGAAGTATATGCTAATTTTGAACACCTTTTTAAAGACCAGCCATGAAAACAAACATGCTAAAAGACGATATAAAAGTAGAAGCTTTCAACGAAAGTACAGGAATGAGCGCAGGGAAATTCGATAGCATCTCTAAATGCAGCAGAACGCTATTCGTTAGCTATGGTACTATCTGGGGATGCCTATTTAAAAAAGGTAGATTTACTGGTTCTTCGCGTAAAACAAAAATCAAGTATTCATTCAAAGCAATCTAAAAAATCAATTCATCATTAAAATCAAATTTATGGCAACCACAGAAACCAAAGAAGCAAGAGCATGGGACTTCGTAGAGAAATATTTCCCAAACTATGAAAATAGCAATATTATAGCCTACTCAGATGATCTACAGAAAATCATTGATAAGGAAGAAGAGGAAGGGAGTGATGCAGCAGAAATTCTAAAAAACGTCTTCAGAGGAATGAGAGAGCCAGTAGTCATAGAGCAGAACCGAATAATAAGGGAGATATATGAAGAAGCGATTAAAAACTTCTTAACCATTCAAAAATAAACACATGGCAATAGTATTAACATACGAGCAACAAAACGCAGAGATTAAACGCCTACTGCAAGTTATAGGCGAGAAGTGTGAGAACTTCGCCAAACAAGCTGAATCCCCCTACTATGGAGATTTAAACCATGTGATAGAGGACCTAGCAGAGATAAATTTATTTTTAAACGAAAAGTATTTAAACCAAAAGGAGAAAGAAAATGGATCAGAAAAAATCAACTAGAGGAGGGAAAAGAGAGGGCGCAGGTCGTAAAGAAAATAGCATTAAGACCAAGCCATTATTTATGAGGGTTAGAATAGACCTCTATGAACAGATAAAGAAACTAATTAAAGACTTTATAGAGAAAAATCCTCCTTCCTAGAAAATTTATGCTATATGTAAATCAGCCACTTATGAAAATAGGTGGCTTTTTTTATAATTTTTTTGTAATTTAATTAAATGTTTTACATCTTCGTGTACGATTTAATCAAAATACTTATTTATGGCAGCTATAACTGAAACAAATCCGAAAGGCGCAGGGCGCAAGAAATTTGACGAACTGAAAAAAAAGCAGTCCATCAATGTGCAGATTGAAAAAGGCATAGTTATTACGAATGGAGGGAAAGAAGAACTCCAAGATGCGCTATATGCTTTCGCTCATAGAAGAGCCAAGAACGCTAAAAAAATCAAAGACTAACTACTATGGGACAAACTGTAACAGTAGAGCAACTTCTTGAAACGTATAGGCGCAATAAGAAGGAATGTCTGGAGTCTGAATATTCAGATTGGGTTAAGGCAATAGACAGAGCTTTGATTACGGGAGGGACTAAACATTTAGAAACATATGGAACGAAAGTAGTTGAAGCGTACGAGATAATTAAGGCAAAAAGAAATACTTCCTTTTCAGAAGATATAAACTAATACCCATGCAACAATCTTACGACTACATCAAGAATATGACTCCAGAGCAGTTATCCAAGATGAAAACTGTAATGGAAAGAATGGTTAGCAGGGCAGATACGATGAATGAATTTGTTGCAGTAGTGCCTAATTACTTTAAGCAACAGCAGGAAATGAAAAAAGAGTATCAACGTGGATTAGAACTATGTAAAAATAAACTAAACGAATTAAACGTAACCGCATGATAGCAAGATTCAAATATTGGTGGAATAGACTTCACAAAGAAGACCAATTTGTTTTTATCGTATGTGTTCTTTTTTGGCTTATAGCAGCACTTTCAGCTTGGGCTAATTCAATAGTAA